ACGACTTGAAGATCAGGTGTACGCAAGTGCAACGGTTTACGGTAACAGCTCCATTGAAGCTGCTCTGCCAAATGTAACCGACCGGATCAATGAGACGTACAACAGGATCAAGGAAGGTAAGATCGGAAAAGATTTTGCCTACATCCATGCGTACCTTGACAAGCTAGAGGCAGAGGCTGCTGCTGCTATTGCTTTGAAGATGGTATTTGACCATGTGTTCTCCCCAAGGGATGAGCACAATATGTTGGTCAAGGTCTGCAGTGCTATCGGTTCACAGATCGAACATGAGCTGCAGTTACGTTGGTATGAGCAGGTCAATCCTGACTACATGCAGCACATCAAGAAGTCCTTCTGGCACTCAGCCTGCGGGACGGCCAACAAGGCAAAGATGGCTGGCATCTTGATGGGTCGTAAGGATGTCAACTGGCCTAGCTGGGGCAACCTAACCAGGGTGAAACTTGGTGGGTGGCTACTTGATTGTGTGATGGCTGGTACGGGCTGGTTTGATAAGTGCTGCTGGAATCGCAAGAACTATGTGGTTCCAACTGCTGAGCTGCTCCAGATCAAGGATGAGTTGATGAGCCGAGCTGAGCTGTTCAGCCCTTTGGCTTGGCCCATGATCATCCCTCCGAAGCCTTGGAGCAACACGGATCGAGGGGGATACCTACTGAACGAGATCGCTGAGATGTACCCCCTTGTGAGGCACGCCGCGAGCGATCCCACCCTTATGCTTGGGGAAGCGCCGCTGGAGTTCCTGAACCGACTCCAAAACGTTGCCTACAAGCTGAACCAGTCCACCTTTGCCGTTGCCAAGGTATTGATGGAGAAGGGCATCACAGTCGGGAAGTTCCTTCCGATTGTTGATCTACCCTTACCTGTCAAGCCTGTAGACATTGCTACCAATGAGGCAGCAAGGAAAGACTACAGGCGTCGAACTGCGGAGACAATGAACAAGAATGCAGCAGCATTCAAGAAGAGTTGTCGAACCAGGATGACCATGACAACAGCTGAGTTGTTTGAGGGAAGGGATAGGTTCTATCTACCGTGGTCTTTTGACTATCGGGGTAGGGCATACCCGATTCCTAGTTTCCTGTCACCACAAGATACGGACTTCGGCAAAAGCCTCTTACTCTTTGCTGATCCTGCATATCTAACACCTGAAGCTGAGTATTGGCTTGGCTTTCAAGTTGCCACCACCTACGGGCTGGACAAGGCAACAATGGATGACAGGCAAGAGTGGGTAAAGAGCAAGGAAGCTCAACGCATCATCAAGGCTGTGGCAACCGATCCACTAGACAACAGATGCGAATGGGAGAATGCTGAGGAACCTTGGCAATTCCTTGCTGCGTGCATTGAGTACCATCAATGTATCGTCACAAAAGAACGGGACTGGACAAACCTACCGATAGCAGTAGATGCAACCTGTTCAGGACTACAGATCCTGGCAGGTCTCGCTAGGGATAAGGCAACAGCACGACTTGTGAATGTCCTGCCTGGTGAACAGCCGCAGGATGCTTATAAGGTTGTAGCTGAAGCTGCCAAGCCAAAGCTACCTGAGAAGTTAGCTGCTCTTCTGGACCGTAAGGTAACCAAGAGAACAGTGATGACGATTCCATACAACGCAACTAAGCATTCTAATCGTCAGTACATTCGTGATGCACTGAAGGATAAGGATGCAGAGTTTACGCCTGATGAGTTGACATTGATTGTCAATGCAGTCAGGGAAGCAATGGAAGAGGTAGTGCCTGGCCCCATGCGAGTGATGCAGTGGATCAAGGATGAAGTAAGCAATGCCTTCAAACGAGAAGGGACAGAGCAACTTCAATGGAGGACACCTTCTGGGTTCCATGTTGTACAAAGGCGCAACAGATGCAAGGTGTTTAGCATTGAGCTTCAGATCCTAGGTCGCTGCAAGATCAAATGTGCCGATGGCTACACCGATCAAGTAGACATCAACGCACACCGCTCATCTACTGCTCCCAATCTGATTCATAGTCTTGATGCATCGCTGTTGCATCTTGCATTCCTTGAGTTCGATGCACCATTCACGTGCATTCATGACTCAGTGCTATGCAGGGCAACAGACATGCGGAAGCTGAATAGAGTTGTTAGGGAAACCTACCAAGAGCTATTCAGTAACCACGATGCATTGAAAGACTTTGCGAGGGCTATTGATGCGGAGACAGATCCACCGATCATTGGTGATCTAGATCCAAATGAAGTCCTCAACTCAACATATTTCTTCTGTTAACCCGAATGTCTCGCACCATCCACGTTACAAAGGCTCCTGTTCTTCTTGATGGTTTTCAGGCTATCCTTAAGCCTACCCAGTATGGCTACACCTTGTCTGCGTTGTTTCTTGATGAAGCTCTGATTGAGCGTCTGGTAGAAGAGCGCAAGGAATGTCTGGACTGGGCATCATCTAAGCTGAAGAACAAGAACCGTGCTGTCATTCGTCCTGAACCTTGGGAAGAGGCAGAGCAGGGTGGCTATAAGGTGAAGTTCTCCTGGCAGGAAGGTGGTGAGCCTCCTGTTGTCGATAGTGAGGGTACACCTATCACTGATAAGAATCTCCCCCTGTACTCTGGTTCTAAGGTACGGGTTGGATTCTTCCAGAAGCCTTACATCTTGAATGACAAGACCACTATTGGCACTAACCTGAAGCTCACTGCTATCCAGGTTATTGAGATCAAGAACGGATCTGCGTTTGATTCTGGCCCGGTTGGGATGGAGGAAGCTGCAGCACTGTTTGGTCAGGTGCCTGGTTTCAAGATGAGTGAAGCAAACGTCCAATCGGCTGAGGAGCCCGAGATGGAACTTGCCTTCTAATGAAGTTCCGCTCCAAATTGGAGGAGCGTATTGCAGATTACCTGAAGGCTCTTGGTGTCTCTTATGAATATGAGAGCGCCAAGGTGCCGTATATCATCCAAGCAAATTACACGCCGGACTTCCTTCTACCGAATGGAATATGGCTGGAAACGAAGGGATATTTCAAACCTGCTGATCGTCGCAAGATGATCGCAGTGAAGGAAGCAAATCCTGACTTGGATATACGGCTGGTGTTTCAAGCGCCAGGTAATCTAATTAACAAAGGCTCCAAAACCACCTACGCCATGTGGGCAGACAAATATGGCTTCCCCTGGTGTCACTATCACAACATCCCAACATCATGGCTAACGTAGCAACCTTGACCAGTGATGAGTACCTCAACATACTTGAGGAGGTCATCTTCAATGGCTCGAACATTAGGGATCAGAATGAGTGCATCGAAGCCCTCTTTCAGTTCACCAACATCCTCGATGCCAGTCAAGACGATGAATGAAACTTACATTGAGGTCACCATCAGGACATTTGGTGATGAGAGTCGGAAGGTTATGGTCAGTGAAACATTCACCGAAGATCCTGTTACTAGTGACATGCTAGAGGATGTCTTTAATGATGCACTTCGCGGGGCAGGATACTACCCTAGGGGAGAGTGAATTCACCCATCATGAACCTTGCCCATCATGCGGAAGCAGGGATAACCTTGCGCGTTACGACGATGGGCATGGCTACTGCTTTGGGTGTGGATACTACGAGCGTGGTGATGGTCAACCAATCCACTCGCATAATTCTTCAATGATTCAAGTTCTTGGGGAACCAAGATCATTACCTAACCGCAAGCTCAATGAAGAGACTTGTAGGAAGTATCGTGCCCTGTTTGACGGGAAGGTGCTGAGGTTCTACTACACCGATAAGGGTAGTCAGATCATAGGTGCCAAGATCCGTCAACAGGATAAGGTATTCTCCTGGGAGGGTAGCAACCCTGATAGCCGCTTCTTTGGTCAACAGCTATTCCCAGCAACGGGGAAGCGTGTTGTGATCACTGAGGGGGAGTTTGATGCCATGAGCTGCTACCAGGCCATGCCTGGGTGGCCTATGGTGTCAATCCCTAATGGTGCTCAAGCAGCAAAGAAAGCCATCCAAAAACAAATGGAATGGCTGCAGGGCTATGAAGAGATCGTCTTGTTCTTCGACTCTGATGATGTTGGGAGAGCTGCAGCGGCTGAAGCTGCTTCAGTCCTTCCACCCGGCAAAGTAAAGATTGCTTCATTGGCTGACTTCAAGGATGCCTCCGAGGCTCTTGTTGCTGGTCAACCTGAAGCAATCAAACGAGCGATCTGGGATGCAAAGTCCTACCGCCCTGATGGGATTGTGGAGGGCAAGTCTCTCCTTTCCATCATCACCCAACCCACTGAAGCTTGTCTCCATGAATACCCGTATCAGGGTCTGCAACAGAAACTGCACGGTATTAGATCCCGAGAGCTTATTACGGTCACTGCGGGAAGTGGAATCGGCAAAAGTTCCTTCTGTCGAGAGCTTGCAACTCATCTACTTACCAGCGGCGAACGAGTGGGTTATCTCGCACTTGAAGAATCCAACAGGCGCACTGCCTTGGGCTTGATGTCCTGCTTTGCAGGTAAACCCTTCCACTTGGGAGAACAAGACCCAAAGGAGCTAAAGGAGGTCTACGACGATACCTTAGCCAAATGGAACCTGTTTCTCTTTGATGGCTTCGGCTCCTACGATCCTGATGTGATCTACAACAGGATTGAATACCTTGCCTCTGGTTTGGAGGTGAAGGTTGTCTTCCTTGATCACCTCTCCATCCTGCTCAGTGGGTTGGATGGTGATGAACGGAGAACCATTGACATCACCATGACCCGTCTGCGGTCATTGGTTGAACGTACAGGGATCACCTTGTTTCTTGTATGTCACGTCAGTGGTGATGACAACGGTAAGCCGTATGAAGAAGGTGGACGAATCAAGCTGAACAAACTACGGGGCAGCCGCTCCATTGGTCAGCTATCAGATGCTGTGATTGCCCTGGAGCGTGACCAGCAGTCTGAGAAGGGTGGTGATGAGACCACTGTGCGGGTATTGAAGAACCGCTATTCGGGTGAGGTTGGTATTGCCAGCCGAGTTGCTTACGATCTTTCCACTTGCCGGTATAACGAGCTTTCCTATGAAGCTGAAGAACCCAAACGCCAAACCGATTATGAGTTCTGACTATGAGTGCCGACTTATCCGTCCTCATCCTCCAACTCCTGAAATGGTGGCTGCTGCTCAACCCTACCGAGGGGATGTAATCGGTGCAGAGCAGCTCATTGAGCTTGCCAAACGTTCTGCTGTGTTGTCCAAAGGATGAACCTAATCGTTGACAT